GACGTGCTGCCGATCGAGTACGAGCGCATGGGGCTGCCGACCTCGCTGGGGCGGGTGCCGAGCGGGCGCGGGCGGCTACGAAATACAGACTACAGCGTCGATCATCAAATCGACGAACCCTGAGGAGAGCCATGAGCCGACAGTGTCTCGGGTGCGGGCATGAGTGCCCCGGGAGTGACGAGACCTCGACGACGTGGTTCTGTGGGGCCTGCGGTACCCACGGTGCGTCGAAATGCCTCGTGTGCCGTTCCCCCTCTGGCTTCCCGAAGATCGAGCCGATCATCACGCTGGAGGAGGCCGCGCGCTCGCCGCTGGCCGTGAAGATGACGCCCGAGAGCATCCGCGCCCGGTCGCTGCTCTACTGCGAGTGGTGCCTGCACGGGGCGTACTTCACGGTGACCGAGGGCAGGACCTCGCAGTGTCTGCTGTGCGACACGACGTGGAACCGCCTGCGGTCGGCCGAGCACGCCGCGACGGTCGCGGCGAGAGGGACCTGAGATGGGGGCGGTCGCATCCCGGGATCGAGCAGTCGAAGCGGATACGGGCTGGCATACCCGTATGGCATCACACACCGCCACGCACGAAGAGGAATAAAACCGTGAGTTTACCCGTCACACTGGACCAATCGAACCCGGCCGGGACTGACAGCCCCGCAAGTGGCGATGACGTTATCCGAGCCCACAAGCTCGCCATCGAGGACCTCTTCGGCATCCCCGACGTCACGGCGATCGCCGCCGCTGGCATGGCGTGGGTGGCCGCTGGTCTGGAAACGATCATCCTCCAGGACGCCGCCGCGGCCCCGACGGCGGAAGGCGAGATCCAGCGCAACGGGGCGGCGCTCCTCTACCACGACGGGACGGCGTCACGAACGATCCTGAGCACCGCCTCGACGGTGGCGGTGGCGAACGGGGGGACGGCGCTGACCTCCTACGCGGTGGGCGATCTTCTCTACGCCTCCGGGGCGACCACGCTGGCGAAGCTGGCGGACGTGGCGGCGGGGGCGTATCTGCGCTCGGGCGGGGTGACGACGGCGCCGGTCTGGTCGACGCTGCTGTTGCCGAACAGCGCGACGGTGAACCGCATCCCCTACGCCACGGCGACGAACACCTGGGGGGACTCCGCGAACCTGACCTTCGACGGCACGTCGTTTGTGATGAATTCGGCTGGTCCGAACGCCTATGGGACGACGGTCAACGCAAACGCATCGCACAATGTCGGCGGCACCTTCGCCGGGCTGATCGGCGCGTACTTCAACAATGTCGTGAACGTGACAGCGGCCAATTCCGGCGCTGTCGTGCGGATCGACGGGACGCTCGTCGAAGCGTCGTCCGGCAACCATTCGCGTCTTGACGGCCTGCTGCTCAACGCACCCACGATCACCGGAGGCGCCGCAACTGTCGATATCGCCTCGACGCTCAGGATCGCCGGGGCGCCAACGGGGACGTTTGCGGTGGCAGCCTACGCCCTGTGGTCGACCGGCACGATTCGGTCCGATGGTCACGTGATCTTCACGGATGCCACCTACGACATCGGGGCCTCGGGGGCGACCCGGCCGCGGAACCTCTACCTGTCCGGGGCGGCGACCCTCGGCACGGCGCTCAGCGCCGCCAACGGCGGCACGGGGGCCTCCTCCTACACCAAGGGCGACGTGCTCGTCGCCAGCGCGGCGACGACGCTCGCCAAGCTCGGGGTGGGCACGAACGGCCAGGTTCTGACGGCGGATTCCGGGGAAGCGTCTGGGGTGAAGTGGGGCGCAGCGTCAGTGGCGGGTTGGGTGGTCTTCGATGGGACGGTGGCGGGTCCAGTCACGCCTGACGCGCAATTTAATGCGTCCGGGACGATCACGAAGAATGCGACCGGCGACTACACCATCACCTGGGACACGGCCTTCGCGACGGCGAATTATGTGGTCGTGGGCCTCGTTGAGGCCGCCAGCGCGTTGCGGCTGCACACGGTGACGAAGGCGGCCACCACGGTGCGGCTCAACGTGACGAACATCAACGGCGCCCTCGTGGACAGCATCTCCGTCCATGTTGCGGCGTTCGGGACGCAGTAGATGCGCGGCCGAGTCAAGTTCCCGCTGACGATCAAGCCCGGCGGGGTCCGCGAGGATCTCGGCCCCACCGAGTCGGCCGAGGGCACCCTGCTGTCCTCGTCCAACTGGCTGACGAGGAACGGCGTGGGGCGGCCCCGCCCCGGCTACGCCATCGTCGCGAGCCAACTGGCTGCCGCCAACCGCGTGACGGGCATCGGCTTCCGGGGTTCGGTCGAGACGGCGGCGCGCCTGGTCGTCCACACGCTGACCAAGGCGTATGCCTACGACGGGTCGGCCTTCAGCGACAAGACCGGAACGTGGACGACCTCGACGGCGGCCCAGCCGGTGCGCTTCACGGCGTTCCCCAAGAGCGGGACGACCTACCTCTTGCGGGTCAACGCCGCGAACGCCGTGGACGTGTACGACGGGGGCGCCGGGAACTTCACGGATGCCGGGGGCTCGCCCCCGCGGGCGCGCGACATCGCCACGGTCGGCAACCGGGTGGTCTTGTTCAACATCACGGACGGCTCGGGGAACTATCCCTCCCGGGTCCAGTGGTGCAACTTCAACGACTTCGATGTCTGGACGGCGACGGACATCGCGGAGCTGGGCGATACGCCGGGGGACATCATCGGCGGGCGCGCCTTCGGGCCGTTGAGCATGGGCGTCTACAAGGACGACTCCGTGTGGCTCGGGATCGCACAGGTCGCCAAGGCGGCCTTCCAGTTCCAGTTCATCCAAGAGGTGGCGGGCCCGGTCTCCCCCGGCGCGATCGTCGCCTGGCGCGGCGCCCACTACTGGCTCGCGAAGAACGGGGTGCTCTACCGGATTCGACCGATAGTGATTCGGGAGACGTGGCGGATGTACGATCCGGAGCAGAGGGCGAAAAAACTTGATGATTTGGACTGGGATCGTCCTGGTCTTGTTGGGTTTGCATCGAATCGTTGAAAGCAAGACCGCCCGTGTGGCAGGAGAGTGAGCAAAACAATGGACCCCATAAGCGCCACCAAGCAAACCGCCGAATCGATCACCAATTTCGGTTTATTGGTTGTGTTGGCTGCCATCTGTATTGTGGGGGCCGGTCTTGCGATTTTCGTTCTGGTGCGGCTTGTCAACGCGAACTATCGCAGGCTGGAGATTAGAGTATGTGAGCAGCGCAGCGAGATCGACGAACTCAAGAACGGTTCTCGAGTCGCACTAGAACGGCAGCTCCAAATGAATACTAACGTTCTCCGGGAATTCTGTCGTGTGATTGCCCAATGCCCAG